ACAGCAGATTTTAAAAGTGCAACAGCAGAAAAGTTGTTAAAAGAATACAATGTGATTCTTGCAATTGATAACAACCCAACTATGCGTAAAGTTTATAGAGATTTAGGTATCACCGCTTTAGATGTTCCTGATGTACCAAAAGTTCTTAGTGATGAAAATGACCCCGATGAGGAACGTATAGCAAACATAAGTGTTCCGACTTATATGCGAGCAGCTGCTAGACGTGGACTTGAGTTAAATCGTCAAGGTTTCGGTGGAGATGGTTTAACTGATAAAACTTTAGCTGAAGCTAGAGCTATGGCTGATGGTCGTGTCTCTGAAGATAAGTGGCGCAGGATTGGTCCTTGGATAGCTCGTCATCTTGTTGATTTAGATGCACCAAAGAATAATAATCCTGATGATTCTGAGTATCCTGGCGCTGGTCTTGTAGCTCATTTACTTTGGGGTAGCGGGCCAACTAAAGCTAGAGCTGTTGCTGCTGCTAACTATGCAGAAAATGTTGTTGAAAAACTTGATGAGAATAGACACTTACCTGGCGGACACGACCAACTAACTCACGGAGCTGGCGGTGGTAGTGGTGGTGAACGAAAATATGTTCAAGGTAGAAATTTAATAGGCAATGAACTAAAAGCAGATAACGCATTAGATAATTCACTTAATAATAAAAAAGGGAAATTTAATGATGAGGATTGGAAAAATGATAAATATTCTGAGGATGAAGCTCTACACGAAATTGCTGATATACAAGGTTTTTCAGGCAAACCCACTATAGCTAATTCAAAAAAAGAATATGACGAATTAAAAAAACCAACTTATGAGCAATTGCAAAGTGATTTTACACCAGAAGGTGTTAAAAATCGCTGGGAAACACGAGAAGTAGATGAACTTTATAGAGGCACTAGAGATTCTGAAAGTATTACCGCTCAAAAAGCTATGAATGAATTTGAAAATGGTAATTATTATGCTGGCAAAGGAACTATGGGAAATGGTATTTATAGTTCAACAAATAAAGCTCAAGCTAAATTATATGCTAATGGTGACAGTAAAAATGTTATGAATTTTAAGTTGAATCCAAATGCTAAAGTTGGTAATTCAACTAAATTGCTTGTTGAAATGAGAGAGAAAAAGGACACTTTGCCTAGAAGTGTGCTTGATTTAGGCAGGTATGCTGCCGCAAATGGCTATGATGCAGTTGTTGACGATAGTTTTTTTGGTGGCGACAGAAAAAAACAAGTCATTATTTTGAATCGAACCGCTGTTGTTTTACCACCGAGGGGTTGAAATGATTTTAGAAGCTGAAATTAGTAGAGCCGCTGCTGCCTTAGCTCAAGATATGGATTTTGAGGAAAGATTTAATTTAGCTAAAGCTGTTAACAATGCCTCAACTTTGGATGAAATTAGTGAACCTTATAAAAGTTTGATAACTACCTTAATTGAAAAAAAAGAGTTTCGTCATTTACCTGGTCAACATAATCAACTTACTCACGGTTCAGGTGGGGGTGGTGGTAACTATAAAGCTGGTGAATGGAAAAAAGCAAATGCCGTAGACAAAAAAACAATTTTAGATGCCAGATATGGGGCAATGGCTGATAAATCCATAGCCCAAGGGGTCACTAATTTAAGCAGGGATGAAATAATAAAGGAAGCTGCAAGAGTTGATGAAAATACCATTGATAAAGGAACTAGCGAGGTTTGGATAAATGGAAGTAATCACACTATTTCTTTTGCTGGTAACACAAAAAAAATGGATGATGAGGATAAAAAAGCATTATTTGATGATGTAGACAAACTGCAAAATAAATATCCTGTTGAGCAACTCGATATTGAAGTTGTAGCAGATTGGAGAGGAACTAACGGAGTTGATTCAAAAACTTTTGGTTATACCTCTGATAATGGCAAAAAAATTGTTTTACGCGCAGATAGAGTGTCTGGAGATAACAGGTTTAATAATGAAAAGTGGACTCAAATTGGAATTGTCCAAAGTAATAATGAAAACTATATGAGTTCAATTAAAACCTCATCTAATGCCGAATATCTTATAGCCCACGAATGGGGTCACGCTATTCAAAGTAAATTTGATAATAATTTATTAAGCAAAGGTATAGCTACAAGTGTTGTTAGTGAAACATTTAATAATTCAGTTAAATTGGGAATTTCAAAAGGAGTAGGTAAAAAAGGTTCTATGTCAAAATATGGTAATAAAAATAATTTTGAATCCTATGCTGAAGGTTTTGCAGATTTTTATTTAACTAATGGTAAATCTAGTAATGCTGTTACTCAAGAATTAGCTAAGGAGTTCAAATGGTAATAGAACAAGATGAAGTTCTGTGCGCTACTACCGACAGAAAACTTCAAGATTATTCATTAACTGAATTATTTGACCTTGCTGAAATGGGAGACGAGGCCGCTTCATTATTATTTAAGGAGCGTTTTCAAAAATTATTATTAGTGGGTAAGATTCGTCATTTGCCTGGGCAGCACGACCAGATGAAACACGGTCGAGGTGGTGGCGTTGGCAGAGCTGGAATGGGTGACATAAAAATCAGCAATGAAATGGCAGCCGTTATGACAAAAGATTCTGCGGGAGCTTATTTACAAAAAAATGCTCAAGGTGAGTGGGAGTTTACTCCTGAACGTCAAGCTTTGCACGACAAAATTGTTGAAGATGCTGTAACAGGTGTTCCTAAATCTGATGACCCAACTGTTTATATGCTTGGCGGTGGACCAGCAACAGGTAAGAGCAGTTCAAGACGTGAAGGAATTGATGGTATTCCTAAAGAAGGCTCAGGTTTAGCTGTTGATGTGAACCCTGATGAATATAAAAAAGCTTTACCTGAATATCAACTCACAAACGAAATTGATAGAGCCCCATTTACTCACGAGGAATCATCTTATTTATCTAAACGTGTTACGTCTGCTGCTATGGAAAGAAAACAAGACATTGTTTTAGATGCAGTTGGTAATTCAGGTGTTAGGAAAGTTCAAAACAAAATCGATACAGCTCGCAAAAATGGTTACAAAATTAAAGGAACTTATTTAACTAGACCAACTTCAGTTGCATTAGAGGCGAATAAACGTAGATTAACTAGGGAAAAAAGAATAGTTAATCCTATGGAAGTTAAAAAATTGCATATTGGGGTTAGTCAAGTTGTACCAAGTGTTGCTAAAAATTTTGATTCATTTAATTTGTATGACACAACTAATGGAAGAAATTTGATTGCTTCTGGCGGTAATGGTGTTTTAAATGTTATTGATAGAGCTGCTTATGACTCTTTTGTTGCTAAAGCTAATGAACCGATGATTGGATAAATGATGGTATCTGAAAGAGATATTGAGTTGATTGTGTTAGATGTTGCTTTGCGTAGAGACAAAAGTGAGTTCAGGGTAAAAATTGATACTCCTGAGCTTGAAAAAATTTATCAAACTATTAAAGCTGAAACAGATGAAATTTATGCTCAAGGTGGGGTTTATGACTTCCCTAGGGATGCTGCTGAAGCTCCTGATTTTGAGCCTGTGAAGGACCTGGACTAGACACACCCCCCCTCTGTATAACAACCTTTAGGGCTTTGTTATACAATAAAGATGTAGGGAAAGGGGAAAAGATGGAGAGATACCAAGGGATTCAAAAGGCCAAGATGCCAAAGTTGGGTTCTCACATTGAATGGAACTCAGAAGGTAAAAAAGAAACAGGATACATTTGGTCAAAAGCTGACCAACCAAGTAGCTATTGGGTAATTCCTGATGGTTGCAAGTCAATAAATGAAGTCAAAAAAATCTATATTTCAAGAAAAAAAATAGCATCTTAGGGGGCTCAAATGACAGTAGTAAAAGATGTAGTTGAAAAGGTAGAAGTGGGAACAATACTTGTTTCAAGTTGGGGTTACGACCAAACAAACATTGACTTCTACAAAGTAGTCAAAATGACCGAGAAAATGGTTTGGATTCAAGAGGTCGAAAAGGAATACGTCAAACAAACAGGTTGGGCTCACTATGAAGTCAAAGCAACCAATATTCCAAAAATCTACACCAAGTTCATCTATACAAATGAAGGTGAGAAAGTTGGGCAAAAAGAAGTTGAAGCCCCAACATTAAAAAAGAAGCTTAACGAATCTTACGGAAGGTTCTATGTAAGAATTTCAAGCTTTGAATACGCCTACATTTGGGATGGCAAAGACAAACTTGAAACCCACACCTGCTAGTTGAGAGTAGTCTAAAGGTGGCGATTAAAACCCGCCACCTTTTTTATGTGCGAAAATAGACATAACAATCCCTAGGAGTTGTATGAAAACAATTGAAAGACGAAATACCCCAGCAGATTTTAGTATCAAATTTGAAGGCGAAACTAACTCCGACAAAATGACCTTCACAGGCTACGCAGCCGTATTTGATTCGCCATCCGAACCACTACCTTTCACCGAAACAATCAGACAAGGTGCATTTCAAAGGTCACTAAAGTCACGCAACGAAGTCAAAATGTTTATGAATCACAATATGGATTTTGTTTTAGCTTCAACTCGTTCAAAAACTTTAAAGCTCACAGAGGACTCAAAAGGTCTTTTAGCTGAAGCTCGTTTACCGGAAACAACCTACGGAAAAGATTTATCTTTGCTTATGCAACGCGGTGACGTGAACTCAATGTCTTTCGGATTCTCAGTTCCTCTCAACGGTGATTCCTGGTCCAATGATGGAATGACAAGAAGCTTAAACGAAATTCGTTTGCACGAAGTTTCAATTGTTACAGGTTTTCCAGCTTACGAAGCTACAACAGCTAATGTGCGCTCAATTGACATTTTGGCTAATCGAACAAATGTGAGTGCTGACGCTCTAGCTGATGCAATGATTAGATTAGAACAAGGAGCAACTTTGGAAGCAAGCCAAGCTGAACTATTATCCGAAGTTATTGGGAAACTCCAAGAATCAACTCCTAATTCAACTGAGTCACTAGATTTTAAACGTAAACAACTAGACCTACTAATGAAAGCTGTTTAAATATGAATAAACAACAAATTAAAGAAGCAATTTTAAAGGTAGCTGGAAACCCTGAATCAGGAATCATAGCTGAAATGGCTGACGCTTTTGCTGAAGCTATTGAAAATATTGATAAACCAGTTGAAACAAAAAAGTTCAACCCAGTAGTTGAAACAAGAATCCAAGAAGTAAAAGAGACACGTTAAAAGTTTGTTAGACTAATGGTGGTTGCGTGGATGCCACCACCATTTTACTGTCGAGTGAGCCTCGCAGATTTACATTATCAAAAACTATCCTACAAGGAGTATTCGTGGAATACATTAAACAACAGCACGAAGCTCGTCAAAAGGCTTGGCACGAAGCCAAAGCACTTCTTGACGGTGCAGCAGCAGAAAAAAGAGATTTATCTGCTGAGGAAAATGCAAAATACGAAAGTATTTCTGCTGACCTAGATACAAGAGCAAAAGTAATCGAAACACTAAAATCTGATGCAGACCGCGAAATGCGTGCCGCAGAAGCAATGCGTGGATTAGAAAACCAAGCACGTCCAGTTGCAGAAGTTTCATCACAAAATGATGACGCTGAAGCAATCCGTGCAATGGCAAGAGGTGAAGTTCGTTCACATACTTTCGAAAAGAGAGATGTTGTTA